CACGCGCCACCTCTATCCCCGCCCCGGTCGGTGGTCTCAATGACCGCGACAGCATTGCTGATATGAAACCGCAATATGCGCTCATACTAGATAACTGGTGGCCGTACCCTTCCTATGTGGGGGTAAGAAAAGGCAGCATTAACCACGTTACAGGCTTTGCAAACGCAGTACAAACGCTGGTGGAGTATTTGCCGACAAGTGGCGGGGCAAAACTGTTCGCCGCAGCGGGCACGGGTATTTTCGACGTAACTACAGCCGGAGCGGTAGGCGCGGCAGTCGTGACCGGGCAGACTTCAGCACAATGGCAGCACGCTAATGTGACTACTGCGGGTGGGTCTTTTCTGTACCTAGTGAACGGACAAGACAGACCCCAGTTATACAACGGCACGACATGGACGGCAATAGATGGAACGTCAACGCCTTCAATAACCGGAGTGACGACAACTAACCTGGTGCATGTGTGCGTGTTTAAGTCACGGCTGTATTTTGTGGTCAAAAACAGCATGCAGGTAGTATTCCTGCCCGTTGGCCAAGTAGGTGGGGCGGTGGGTACGCTTGATATGAGTGCCATTTTCCGCGATGGCGGGTCGATTATGGCTTGCTATACATGGACGGTGGACGCTGGCGCGGGTGCTGATGACCATTTCGTCGTTATTTCAACGATGGGCGAAGTGGCGATTTACAGAGGCAGCAACCCTGGCGCGGGTGGTGATTTTTCGATAGTGGGCGTGTTTCAGTTAGGCAAGCCTTTAGGCCGTCGATGTGCTGAAAAGTACGGCGGTGACTTGGCAGTCAACACCACAGAGGGCGTTTTCCCGTTGGGGCGCGGTCTTTTGTCAGCAAGCGTGGACAGAACAGTAGCCCTGACTGACAAGATACAGAATAGCGTATCTATTGCAGCAAACTCCTACGGTTCGTCGTTTGGGTGGCAACTGACTTTATACCCTGACGCGAACATGATGCTATTGAACGTACCAAACCCCGGCGGGAATTATCAATACGCACAAAACACGATTACGGGCGCATGGACAAAGTTTGTCGGCTGGAACGCAAACGTACTACTACATGCTTCGACCGGACTGTACTACGCAGACAATGCACGGGTTTATAAGGCATGGGTGGGCGACTTAGACCACTCAACGCCCATACAAGCTGACTGCTTACCTGCCTTTAATTACTTCGGCAACAAAGCTTTTAATAAGTATTTTACGATGGTCAGGCCGTACATTTTGACGACTGGCAGCCCTTCGGTGCTTTACGGACTGAACACTGATTACCTAGCGCAAGATGCTCAAGGTACATTGAATTACACACCTCCTACGGGTATGGTGTGGGGTTCGATGGTATGGGGGTCGATGGTTTGGGGTGGCGGGTTAAGGCCGATTACGGGATGGAATACAGTAGGCGCGGTGGCAAATAGCGCATCGTTAAGGTTGAAAGTACAGAATAACGGCTCTGAGGTTAGGTTCAATAATGTCGATTATCTCTTCCAGTCGTCCAACTCTGTTCTTTGACGCTGAAGTTATAGGACCGTGGGTGTTTGAACGTGCGGGCGGAACTTGGCTACCAGGACGGGCTACTGCGATAGGGCAAATGAAAGACGGGCAGATAAATGCGGGAGTTTTATACGAAGACTGGAACGGCGCAAATGTGGTGTGCCATATTGCAGGTGAAGGGCTTTGGGCGAACCGCAGATTCTTGGCAACGATTTTTGATTACCCATTTAACCAGTTAAAAGTTCGAAGAATAACCGTGCCCATAAATTCTACAAATACCAAGTCAATCAATCTTGTCAACCGGATGGGGTTTAAGCTAGAATCAACCCTAGCTCAGGCTACCCCTGACGGCGACATTCTATTGTTCCGAATGTTTCGGGATGAATGTAAGTATTTGAGGGGTAAATATGCGTTATATAACTGATTTTCCTGACCTGCCAATCATGGCTTTTAGAAAAAGGCCAGATGGACGCCTTGCCACACTGGAAGGCGGGAAAGGCGGTTCTGCACCGCCTCCACCCGACTACGAATCAGCCGCACGAGAAACCGCACGCGGCAACTTAGAAGCTACCCGCGCAGCAGTTCGAGCAAACCGCGCTAACCAGATAACACCGTGGGGAAGACTAACCTGGCGGCAAAACCCAACTGGCGGCAGAATAAATTATGATGCTTATAATCAAGCATTGCAATCGTATAATCAAAGCCGTTTTCCGGCTAATACAGAAAATGATTGGCAAAATTTAAGCACAGAGGAAAGGGTTAAGCTTAGAAAGGGAGGATTATTGGGTGCGGCAATCCAACAAGGGCAAGCTCAAGGAACAGCACCAAGATTCGAAGACTTCATGGAATACGACCCAGATTCAGGATGGGAGCAAACCGTTGAACTTACGCCTGAAGCACAGGCCGCGTTAGACCAACAACTTGCCCTCAACCGTAAGTATGGCGAGGTGGCTAATTTAGGTTTTGACCGAGTACGCTCGATATTTGAAAACCCAGAATTAGACGTTGGCGCTTTACCAAAACGAGCGATTGACGTAGGCCAAACCGCGCAAGAAGCGTTACTAGCAAGACTTAATCCACAACTACAGTCACAAGAAGAAGCCACGCGGCAACGACTGGCAAACACTGGCATTGGACTAGGCTCAGATGCTTTCTCGCGTGAAATGGCAATACAAGGCCAGCAAGCTAACGACTTGAGACTGCAGGCTGCATTACAAGGCATAAACCTTGACCAGGCTAACCGCGCTTCTGCACTGCAAGAACAAGCCTACCTACAAGACCGACCGCTTAATTTGATAAATGCCCTACGCACAGGAAACCAAGTACAAGCCCCGCAGTTTCAACAGTTTGCACAACAGGCAACCACACAAGGGCCTGATTATTTGAATGCTGCAAACGCACAATATAGGGCAGATATGAACGCTTACAACGCAGATCAAGCGGCTGGCGGGAATGCGTTGGGGGGATTATTTGGGATTGGTGGAGCGGCGCTAGGTGGTATGTTTGGCGGCCTACCCGGAGCGCAGTTGGGCGCAGCAATAGGAGGCGGTGCTGGGCGCGCTTTTTCAGACGTTCGATTGAAGCGAAATATTCAAAGAATTGGAACGCATGATTCTGGTGTTGGTGTTTATGAATTTGAGTATGTTTGGGGCGGTGGTAAGCATGTAGGTGTCATGGCTCAAGAAGTTGAGCAAGTAAACCCAACGGCTGTAAGTGAAGTAATGGGATATAAGGCGGTGGATTATGCAAGACTTTGATTTTGAAATACAGTCGGCACAAGAACGCCGACGCATGGCGCAAGCATTGCGCAATCAGGGTTTTCAAATGCCAGAAGCTCAAATGGTCGGCGGTCGATATATTGCGCCAGGAATTGATCAGGTTTTGGTTCAAGCTCTAAAACAATATGGCGCAACAAAAGAAGAAAAAGCCGCAGAAAATCAAATCCGTGCTTTGAACCAGCAACGCGCAGAAAAAATGCAATCTGCTTTAGATGAGTTTTTGATTAAATCACAAGGCCGACCGGCTGAAGTATTGCCGCCCGATGTTGCTGGCCCCGCAAGACCCGCAGAAGCCCCTAACCTAATGGGCGCATATGAAGCGCTAATGCAAGCACCAGACCCTAGTTTACGTCAAATGGGAATGCAGGGAATAACACGCATTCCAGAATTGCAAGCCCAAAGAGAAGAAAAACAGGCGCAAAGAGATTTTCAAAGACAGCAAGCTGAATTGCAAAACCAGCAACGCATTGAGCAACTGCAAATGCAGCAACAAATGCGGCTGGAAGCAATGCGCGAACAAAATGCAAGCCGCGAACAGATGGCGCAAGCTCAAAGGGAATTTCAGGCGCAATTAGCAAGAGAAAACAGAGCTTTTCAAGCTAATATGGCAAATTTACAAGCCTCTTTGCGACCTGAAAAGAATGTCACTGTTCTTGGAGCAAAAGGCGAAGCAATAACATTGCCTCAATCTCAAGCACAAGGAATGCCTTTATACAACCCGCAAGCTGCGGCAAGTTTGCAAAAAGAAAAAACAAAAACGCAAGCAAAAGAGGAATTATCTACTGTTATCAACCAACTAAGTAACAGTTATGATGCTTTGGAAAAAGGCGGCGGCATAACAAGCACGCAGCAAGGCGCTTTATCAAACATTGCGGCAAGACTAAGCTCAAGCGGTGTTGGGCAGGCTGTTGGTGGTGCTGTTGGAACAGAAAACCAGAGACAACGGCAAGAAATAGCGCAAACTAGGCCTTTACTCATGAACCTGATAAAAGAAGCAACAGGCATGAGCGCACAGCAAATGAACAGTAATGCTGAAATGATGCTTTACTTACAAGCCGCGACTGACCCGACATTAAGCATTGAAGCTAACAGGTCAGCATTAGCAAACTTGGACAGGTTATTTGGTCTTGGATTAGCAAAACCGCCAAAAGATAGAATGCCAACACCAGATGCAACTGGTGGCGGTAGGGCGCTTTCTGCTCAAGACCAACAAGCTTTAGATTGGGCTAATGCTAACCCTAATGACCCAAGATCAGCAAAAATCAAAACAAGATTAGGGGTGAAATAATGGCGGCTTTTAACCCGGACGCTTACCTTGCAAATAAACCTTTTGACCCTGATGCTTATTTGGAAACAAAAGAACCTAGCCTATTACAAAGACTAGGCAAAGGTGTTGCTGATTATGCTCGACGTTCTGTAGCGGAAAAAGCAAACCTTGCGGCTGGTGCGGTTCGTGGTGCTGGCTCAATTGGTGCGACATTGTTGACCCCTTATGATTTGCTGGCGGGAAATACTCAATCTATTGGAAACCCTGAACGCAGACAAGCAATAGAAGAAGGTTTGCGATCAATGGGCGCAGACCCGGAATCAGCGGCTTTCCAAGTCGGGAAAATAGGCGCTGAAATAGCGGGAACCGCTGGCGCTGGTAGTGCGCTTGCCAAAGGTCTTGGAATAATACCCGGTGTGGCTTCACGCGCACCCGCTCTAATAAACGCATTAAGAACGTCAGGCATGACGACTGGTGCCGCCCCTGTTACGACTGGAGCAAAAGCCGCTGATTTAGCTTTGAGAGCAGGAGCGGCAGGAACAACTGGCGCACTGGCGGGGGGGATGATTAACCCGGAAGATGCGGGAACGGCGGGGGTTATTAGTGCTGCTATTCCACTGGCGGCTCCGGTTGCAAGACAAGGCGCAACGGCAGCTAGGAAAATTTTAGGCACAACGACTGGCGTGGGTGATGAGGCTTTGTCGCAAGCATTCCAAGCTGGCAAAGCTGGCGGGGCGCAAGCGCAGGCATTCCGTAGCGCAATGCGTAATGATGCCGATATGATGTCTGTACTTGATGACGCAATGGCTAATTTGGACGCGATGAGGAAAGCGCGAACTGCTGCATATAAGCAAAATATGGCTGGCGTTAAGGAATCGCAAGAAATCATTGACATGACGCCAATACAAAATGCTTTTAATAAAGCCGTTGAAAGTTATACTTTCAAAGGTCAAGCGCGAAACCCAAGAGTGGCTCAAGCACTGCAAAACGTATCAGATGAAATCAACGCATGGCAAGGATTAAACCCTGTTGAATACCACACGCCGGAAGGATTGGACGCATTAAAACAGAGAATTGGCTCAATTCGAGAATCATTGCCGTTTGAGGATAAATCAGCAAGGGCTGCTGTTGATAACATTTACGCAAGCATCAAAAAAGAAATAACGACAAAAGCGCCTATTTATTCAAAAACAATGCAGGATTACACGCAAGCGTCAGAAGTTCTTGAGGAAGTTACTAGATCGCTTTCGTTAAACGAAAAAGCTACGGCAGACACCGCTTTGCGGAAATTGCAGTCTGTTATGCGTAACAATGCAAACACTAATTATGGCGCAAGACTGGCCTCAGTTCGAGCATTAGAGGAAGCAGGCGGCAGGCCTATTTTGCCGCAATTGGCTGGGCAAGCATTAAGCGACTGGACGCCGAGAGGAATTCAAAGAGCTACAGCGCCTACGGCTGGCGCAGGATTGGCATTAACTGGAAACATACCCGCTGCATTAGCTTTTGGGGCGATGTCTTCCCCAAGA